CCTGCCGTTTTTTCATTTTAAAATGACTTAGGCGCAGACTTAGGCGCAATTTCACAATCACACAAAGTAAAAGTTCTAACCCTTTTTTGAGGTCAAAAATAGAGAATTATTTAAAGTTTTTTTAAGAAATCTGAAAAGCCCAATGTTTATAGGCTTATTTTTATAATAAATATAATAAAAGATTATGATATATGTAATCTTTGATTAAGATATTAGTATGAAAACAAACAAGGAGACAAAAATGAACTTTACAGAAAAAAATCAAAAGTGGGTTGAGGAACTTACATTAAGAATTGAAAAAATCCAAGCTGACATTGATAGATACGAAGAAGCTTTTAATGGGAATTACAACAGAATCCCACAAGCAAAAGTTACAGTTACAGAATGGAAAAAAGAAATTAAAAACCTTAAGTCAGATAGAGCGCAATGGAAGAAGTACTGCTAATGAAAACAATAAAGGTAATCGCAGACAACACAGAGATGATAATCGACTTACTAAAGATGATTCTCAACTCAATCGCAGGAGCAATATAAAAATGGAAACACTAAAAATATTTACAAAGAAATCAAGAGCGTTTGCTGACAAAGTAAAAATTATTGAAAACGCAGGTTATACATTAAAATCAGTAGGCAAGCTAAGAAGTGGTATAGATTATAAAAGAAGCCAAGAAGTAATAGACCCTAACGGCAACATAATAGAAAACAATGTTACAAGTTATGATACTTCTATCATTTTTGAAGATAAGGAAGAACGACAAGTTAATATAGGCGTATCTCTTGTTAGTAAATTTAAAGGATTTAATGGTAAGGGCGGAATTGATGAAGCTACTTATCTTGCACTTCTACAAGCAGTAATAACAAGTGAAAAAATGATTTTGGACTTTATGAAAGTTGAAATTAATTATGTTGAATATTCAAAAGGTATGAGCTTCTTTACTAAAAAAAATCTTAATGATTTAGAAAAACAACTAGAAGAAATAGGTTACTTCTAATGCAAGAACAATTTTGTCAAAACATAACTATCAATCTTTACACAAGGGAAACAGGAACTTGCGGTCAGAAGCTAGGCGAACTATTTACACCATACACAAAGGAATTATTTACACCAAACTATTGCTTTGAATGTGAAGCGTTCGCAAACAATGAGGATAAGTAAATGAGTTATATATCTGAAAAAGGATTCGCTGGCAAAGTAATGAATGAAGCTTTAGCTGTTAATTACGGAAGATTTAATAATGAATCAAAAGGTAAGGAAGTAATCATTCAAGGAATTAATAATCCTAGCCAAGTTAAGCATAACGATTTGTTACTTTGTGATTTAGTAAAGATGATTGATGAAGCTTCAAAAGAACTTCGTAAAGCAAAAAGAAATAGAACAGATGTTCGTAATGAAGAAATTAAGATTGCTAAAACAAAATTAGATAGCCTAAGAAAAGAACTTAGCGAAAGGAATAATGATATAAGATGAATGAAGAAACTTTAAATCTTTTAGTTCAAATGGAATGGAATTGTCCAAACTGTAAAGGCAAACTTAAATCAACTGCTTGGATTATATATTGGAAAGTTTGTCAGAGTGTTTCTTGTGATTATATGATTGATATTAGAAAAACAGAAATAATAGAAAACAAATCAGATTTGAACTTATAAGCTGTTTAATGATTAAATTTATAATTCAAAATTTTGTAAGAAAAGAATATCATCACTTCAGAGATTATGTTGAGTATGATGAATCCAAAATGCACCCTTTTGATTATGGAAACAACAAAAACAAAATAGAGTTTGATAAAAGAGTTGCTGATTTTAGGAAAAAGTATTTAAACCAAATTCTTTGCACAGAGTGTTTCTATTATTATCCGAAAGAAGAAATGATTTATACTGATAAGCCGTATGTAAAATTAGGATTAGATTCAGAATATTGGTGGTATTGTTCTGATGAATGTATTGATTACAGAAAGAATTTAAACAAGTTCGTTTAGCAATGCTAACATTGTCCTATGACAGAAAAAGCTAGCTGGAAAGAGGGAAGCGCTCTTGTCCGAAACGAAAAACTTATAGATACATTACTAGATTCAATTGCGAGTGGAATGTATGTTAACCTTGCGTGCCAATCAGTTGGAATAGATACATCAACCTTATATCAATGGAAGAAAAAAGGTCAACAAGGAATCCACCCTTACGATAAAGTTTGGAAAAGATTACAAATAGCTGAAGCTAAGGCTATTGAAAGAAGATTAAATAGAATTGATGAAGCAGGTCAGAATGGTAATTGGCAAGCAGACGCTTGGTATCTTGAGAGAAGATATCCTCACTTGTTTGGCAAGAGAGATACAATTGCAATAGAATCCGAAGATAGACCTAAAGTTACGCTAAAGTGGGCAGACGGAAATGTATTGGAGTCTGATAATGATGAAGAAGAAGTTGTACAAATTAATACGGTTAATAAACCCGAACTGGAAGAAAACAATGACTGAAGATTACAATGAGCAGTTTGAAAAGATAATAGATTTTAATGATTTAGAATATCTTGAAGATTTTGATTCATTTAATCCTGAAGAGTTTGTTCTTCCTGCTGTTATATTCATTCCAAAAGTAATTGATAATAATGTTATGTACACATCAATTCCAGTTGATGTTAATTTAGTTGAATCATTTCTTATTTGGATTACAACTGAAGAATAATGCAGTCTGCATTAGAACAGACGGCAGTTGGTGGTTATGAAATCACTTTACCCGCATTACACGAAGCACAAAAGGTCGTAGCAAGGTCAGAAGCAAGATTTAAAGTATTATCTGCTGGTCGTCGTTGGGGTAAAACTAAATTAGGTGTTTGGCTTTGTCTTAAATACGCTTGGCAAGGAAAAAGGGCTTGGTGGATTGCTCCGTCTTACTCAATGACTAATGAAGCTTGGGTTGACCTTAGACAAATAGGTAAAGAGTACGGAATCATAGTTAAAGAAGCTGAAAGAACAATTATTACGCCTACTGGTGGTTCAGTTCAAGTTCGTTCTGCTGATGACCCAATGAAATTAAGAGGTGCAGGTTTAGACTTCGTTGTTTTAGATGAGTGCGCCTTTATGAAACCTCAAACTTGGTCTGAAGTAATAAGACCCGCTTTAACAGAAAAAAAAGGTTCAGCTTTATTCATAAGTACACCTAAAGGCTATAACTGGTTCGAGAAAATCTATTCTGAAGCAAATCAGTTAGAGAATTGGGAAAGATTTACTTATCCGACTATTTCAAATCCTATTATTGACCCTGAAGAGCTTGAACACGCTAAAAAAGAGATTGGTTCGTTCCTTTTCTCGCAAGAGTATGAAGCTCAGTTCATTGAAGCTACTGGTGGTTTATTTAAAGCTGATTGGTTTAAGTTTTATTCAGTTGAACAGTTCGGGAAGAAGATTAAATACAGATTAAGCAAGGATAGAACAATTAAGTTAAAAGATTGTAAGAGAGTTGCTACTGTTGACCTTGCAACATCAACTAAACAAACTGCTGACTATACAGTTATAACTTCCGTTGCGATAACACCGAACAATGAATTGATTGTCTTAGATATAGACCAACAGAGATTAGAAGCTCCCGATATTATTCCTCTATTAGAACGAAAAGTAGACCAATTTGATTTACAATATATAGGAATAGAAAAAGCAGGGTATCAGTTAGCTTTTATACAAATGGCTAAAAGACAAGGCTTGAATATTCGTGAACTGAAAGCTGATAGAGACAAAGTATCAAGAGCTTATCCGTTAGTTGCTAAAATGGAATCAGGAGATATCTATTTTCCAAAGAATGCAATGTGGTTAGGTAATGTACAAACGGAACTATTAAGATTTCCTGAAGCAGAACACGACGATATTGTTGACTCTTTAGCTTATGCAGTTTTAGAAACTAAAAGGCGAAAGACTTTAAAAGCGTGGTAAGGTTATGTACAATAGAGACGCAAGGTCTCGGTTGTGCCTTTTAGGGTTGCGTCCACAACCTTGCCCTTGCATAGAGATAGGTAATAATGGCAGAACGAAAAAGTTTTAGAGAGATAATCTCTAGCATTAGGTTTACAGATAACAGAACGAGCTACAAGAGAAGCACGGGTTATGATTTCCTTAGAGACGACCCAAACGACAGCGCTTATGGAAGCAATCTATCTTTTATTCAAGGTTATAACACAAGAGCAGGAGATTGGAATGTTGAGGGACTTGGAAACGGTCAATCTAACTCAGCAGTAGTCGCTTGCTTACAAGTATTAGGAACTTCATTCTCAGAAGCTGAACTAAAGGTTTATTTCGAAAATGAAGTAGGAGAACTAGAAGTATTTCCTAAACACCCGCTATCAAATCTATTTAAAAGACCAAATCCTTTTATGAGTGGAGATGTTGTTCAAAACTATCTCATTACAGCAATGCACATCTCAGGAGACGCTTATTTACTAAAACAAAAGAACGACGCTGGAGAAGTTGTTGCTTTATATCCTCTTATGCCTGAGAATGTAACTCCTAAAGGCTCAGAAGAAACATTAATTGAATATTACTCTTATGAGACTAATAATAAAACAGTTGCGCTTGAAAGAGATATGATTGTTCACTTCAGACTAGGACTAGACCCTAAGAACCATAGAAAAGGTTTCTCGCCATTAAAAACAATTCTTAGAGAGATATACGGAGATGAATCAGCAGGACAGTTAGCAACAGCTTTATTAGCTAATATGGGTGTTCCAAGTTTCTTAATTACTCCTAAAGATGAATACGGTTTCTCAGAAGAAGAGGGTCAAGCTATCTCAAAGACATTCCAAAGGAAAGTATCAGGAAAGAATAGAGGTAAGCCTTTAGTTCTTTCAGGTGGAGTTAATGTTGAAAAGCTTGCATTTAGTCCTAAAGACCTCGAGATAGGAGCATTAAGAGAAGAGTTTGAGTCAAGAGCTTCTGCTGTTCTAGGTGTTCCAGCTATTCTTGCGGGATTACAAGTAGGTTTAAAGAATGCTACTTATGCTAATGCTAAGACTTTAAGAGAGTTCTTTACAGAACAAAAGCTCATTCCTTTATGGAATTTGGTCGCGGGAGAGATATCTGCTCAATTATTACCTGACTATACAGAAGCAGATAAGTTAATTACTAAGTATGACCTTACTGATGTTAGAGCCTTACAAACAGATACTAATGAGATATACGAAAGAATGAATGTAGCTGTTCAAGGTGGTTGGGCTACTGTTGCTGAAGCTAGGCAGGCAGTTGGATTACCAATAGATACTAACCAAGATGTTTACTTATTAGGTACAGAAAAGGTTATTGTGCCTGCTGATATGTTGAAAGAACAACAGTTACAGGTAGAAACTCCGCTAGAACAACCAGTACAAGACCCTTTAGCTTCGCAAGAAGAACCCCAATATTCCTCGCAAGAGAATGCTGAATACAAAGTAATAAAAGTAATAGAGGGAGAGTATTGCGTTATATCTGAAAGAACAGGTAGGAATATGGGTTGTTACCCTACTAGGAAGCTTGCTCAAAGAAGATTAGACCAAATACATAGGTATTCTAATGGTAAAGCTATCTCAGAAGAAGAATAGTTTATTGGCTCGGGATAAAACCCTCGCCAAAAAGAACCACTCATATACATCTACATATAAGGAAGTAAACAATCAATCTTCTTCTCTTACTGTATCATCTACTACATACTTAAAGGATTCTATTGATTTAGGTCTAGGGGTAGACCAACATAAACATCAAAACCATAAAAAAGGAAACTATCAAATCTTGGATTTCTTAATTCCTACTGAGGTTAAAGAGGAAGCCTTACTAGGTAGAGTAGAGCTTGGAGAGAGTAGGGGAGTAGTGAGTAAGGAAGCAGACAGTATGGCTAACTATCTAATGGATAATACTAAAGCCTCGCCTGAAAGAGTTATAGAAATGGTTAGATACTTCAACAGTCATAGTGGAGATATCCTTACTGATAAGGTAACTAACGGTACTATCACTTGGAAGCTTTATGGCGGAACAGACGGTAGAGTATGGGCAGAGAAGCTACTAAGACAGATGTCTTGGGAAGATAGGAAAGCAGATACAGCAGATGACTTACTAACTAGGTATCATCTACTCAAGCTACAAGAGACAGAGTACATAGAGAACAGGTTTGAAAGTGTAGAAGTAAAGCAGTCTATCTATCAGAACTACGAAGCGTTGATAAAGAATTGGAATGCGTGGCTTACGAACTACTATGTCAATCTCTTGCGTAATCAAAATAAAAAAATCGTGGAGATACTGGGGAGAGCGAAAAATAGCAGTACGAACAAAAATTCGTTTTTGAGAACTGGTACGCTATATCAATTAGATAACTATATAGACGAAAGTACTAAGGATTGGACTTTAGATGTTTACGATATATATACATCAATACTTACAGACTTTACTTTATTTCAACTAGGGTTACTGTTACCTGAGTCTTTTAAGGGTGTTAGTGAAGTTCAGCAAGTAGAGTTATTCAAGGCGAAAAGAAAAACAAAACGACAAGTTATTAATGAGGGGTTCTATCCCTTAAGACAAGGGGGACAAGTTGTTACTCCTTATACTCCAGTTACTAGAAATAGAGAATCCATTGCTTACCTGAATAATAGGTTTGATAAAATTTTTCCTGATATGGCTAAAACCACTAAAGCTAATTTGAATAGAGCAATCAGAAGAGGATTAGATACAGGAAGAGACTTAGGACTTACTGGAGACGCGTTGTTCGATTATGTAAATGCAGAAGTTACAGACACCTTACCGAAAAAACATCTTAAGAGAGCCTCGACTATTGCTAGAACCGAAGCTCAGTCTCTTGCTCAGTTTGGACAATACAATGTTGTTAAAGAAACAGGCATACCAGTTGTTAAAGAATGGATATGTTCTTTTGTAAGGTCAAGAGATTCTCACATAAATGCAGACGGACAAGAAGTTGAAAGAGATGAAGATTTTAGAGTAGGTGGTTATCCAGCTAGTTATCCTGCTGACCCTAGACTTCCAATAAGAGAAGTCGCCAACTGTAATTGTAATGTGATTTACAAAACCCGTAGGTTGTAAGTAACAGTCCCAAAAAATTTTTTTACATTTCAAAAATAATCTATGATTTGTATATAATTCTATATGTGATATAATATATGATTATGACAAAAGGAGAAATAATGGAAAGTAAAGAAGAAAAGTTTAAAAGGCTTGCAGTATCAAGAGTCAATAAAACTTTAAAGCAGATTCGTTTGCTTGGTAATCTATCAAATCAAAGTTTGTATGAATACCCTGATAGATATATTCCACAAATAGAACAAGCAATTCTAAATGAATTGAACGAAGCTATTTATAAACTAGAGAATAGAATCGGTCAAAAAAGCGACGAACC